CGCAATCCGGGTGGTGTCCACGGTGATGCGGCGCGCCTCGACGAGGGCGGCATCATAATCCTCATCCGCGCGCGCCACCTGCCATTTCAGCGCCTGCGGGAGTTCGGTCTCCTGGCCACGCGTGAGTTCCAGCACGTCGCCCTCGCGGGCCCCGCTCCCCGCGTTCGGGGCGACCAGATCGTCGTGCGTCACGTTTGCCACGGCGGCCCGGCCGCGCATGACAAACCGGATCATGCCCTCGGTCTCGACCGCGTCGAACCCGAAGTGGCGCGACAGCGTGGTGATGGACGCGCGCGGAGACTCCAGCGCGCCAATCGCGTAGCCCTCTACCGCGCCCCAGAGGCCGGTAACATCGACCCGCGCTTCCGACATACCCGCCCGCAGGCAGAGGTGCCGCACAAGTGCCGCCAGCGAGACCGCCCCCAGCCGCCCGGTCAGCCAGTGCCCGAGCCGCCAGTTCGGCCCATCGGCCCAGACATCGGTGAGTTCAGGAAAGAAGGGATAGGGCCGCGCGTCCCATGTCCAGGCGGCGCATTCCGGCACATGCACCATCCGGCCGCTGTAGATCGATGACACCGGGTTGTTCGCGGAGTCGCCCCACCAGAGATAGGTTGCCTCAAGATAAGCCCGCTGGATCGCGTCATCCCGCCAGCCCCGCGAAAAATGCGGCGTGACACTCTCGGACGACTTTGGGTCGAAGAACACGTTGGGCTGGTTGGGGCCGCGGTCAACGGCCGGGCAGCCAAGCTCAGTGAACCATATGGGCTTGGATTGCGGCACCCATGCTGTCGGCGTGCTGCTCTCCACCCCACCGGAGCGGTTGAAATGCGTCTCCGACCACCAGGCACGCAGATCCTTGAAGCGAAACACCCAGGGCTTGCCTACCCCACCGTCGGTGATGGGAGTGCGGGTCTGCGCTGCCCGGTCGACGGGGCTGGCATAGAACCAGTCGAAACCTTCGCCGCCTGCGATGCTTCTCTGTAGATAGCCTCGGTCGTAGATCGCCGGGGCCAGCGCCGCATCAGCATGATCAAACCCGTCGCGCCAATCCGAAAGCGGCATGTAGTTGTCGATACCGATGAAATCGATCTCCGGATCGGCCCAGAGCGGATCGAGGTGGAAATAGACATCGCCCGAGCCGTCGCCCGGCTGGTGCCCGAAGTATTCCGACCAATCGGCGGCATAGCCGATCTTTGTCCCGGACCCTAGGATCGCCCGCACATCCGCCGCAAGGTCGCGCAACGCCTGCACCGCCGGATAAGAGCTGGCCCCGGAACGGATTGTCGTGAGCCCACGCATCTCCGAGCCGATCAGGAAGGCATCGACACCACCCGCAGCGGCGCAAAGATGAGCGTAGTGCAGCACCATGCGGCGCAGGCCCCAGTCACCGGCCGCGCCGGTCCAGCTGACGTTCTCGCCGGAGACGCTGAAATTGGAGGGCGTCGCCGCGCCGAACATCGCTGAAACCTGCGCGGCCGCCGTGGCGGTCTTGTCCACCGATCCGACATAGCCCGCTGCAGGCGAACAGGTGATCCGCCCTCGCCATGGAAAGGCGGGCTGGCCGGTCTCGGCTGCGTTGTCGGAATACGGGTTCGGCAGAGTGTTGCCGTGCGGCACATCCATCATCAGGAACGGATAGAGCGTGACGCGCAAGCCTCGGGCTTTCATCTCCCGGATTGCCTGCACCACCGTGAAATCCGCAGGCGTGCCGCCAAAGTTCGGTCGATCCTGATCGTCACGACTGACCAGAGGCGCGGCAGAGCGGCTCACGCCATTCACCGACCAGACCTGCGGCGTCGTGTTTTTGGCGGCCAGTTCGACTTTCGGCAGGATCCGGCAGTGCCCTGCGCGCAGATCATCGCCGAACCAGGACACCACCAGACTGACGCTCTCAACCTTCGGCGCGGACGCCTGCAGCCGATCCAGCGCCACCACCATGTCTGGCACATCGGCCCGGGCGTTCAGGTTCTCGGCCTGCGTCGCCCCGCTGCCACCCTTGCGGATTGCGCCCGTGGCATACGCAAACTCGCCGGATGCCGGGATCATGGTGACCGCGCGGGTCAGGCCTTCGGCCGTGTCGGGATCGGCAAGCGGGCGGAACACCTCGAACGAAAGCTGCGGCAGACGGTTTCCGAAATTGCCAAGCGGCAGATCTTCGAAGACGACATAGGCGGTGCCGCGATAGCCTGGCGCGTTGCCAGCGCCCATCTTTGCGGCGATGAACGGATCAGGCGTTTGGCTCTCATCGCCCGGATACCAGCGCCAGGTCACACCGGACAGGTCCATCGGCTTGCCGTCAGCCCAGATTCGGCCGATGCCGGTGATCGGGCCCTCGCAGAGCGCGACCGCGAAGCTGGCAAAATACAGATACTCGGTCGTCTTGACCTTGCCACCACCCCCGCCCCCCTTGCCGCCGCCCTGCGTGGTGGTGTTCGTCTCCTCACGAAAATCCGTGGCCCAGATGATGTTGCCACCGATCCGCATCCGGCCATAGAGGCGCGGGATTACCGCACCTTCGGTGGCAGAGGTAATGCGCAGATTGTCCATCCGCGCACCTTCGATCCGCTGCGTGGGTGCGAGCGAGGAAACGATCCAGCTGTCGACGACCGAGCCAATGGTGGAGCCGATAAAGCCACCGATGGTGGCCGCACTGACGCCAAGGATCGCGCCGCCGATACTGCCGCCAATGGCGGCACCTGCTGCACCGAGAACGAGGGTGGCCATGGGAGGATCTCAGCGTTGCGGGAACAGGAAGGCGAAGGCGATGCGCCGTCGCCAGGATGGGGTGAGCGGCTCCTCGATCACGCCGAGCCGCTCGTAGGCATGGATAAAGCGGTGGGGTCCGGTCAGGATCCCGACATGCTTTGCGATGGCGCGCGGAGTCATGCGGAACAGGACCAACGCACCGGGGCCCGCTTCCGATGGTGCGATCTCCGGCATCATCCGGCGTGCGCCAACCGCAAGAACCTCACGCGGCCCGGTCTCGCCCCAGTCGCGGCTGTAGGGCGGGATCGGGAACAGCTCGGGACCAACCACCTCGCGCCAGACGCCCCTGGCGAGCCCAAGACAATCGCAGCCAACGCCCTTGAGACTGGCTTGGTCGTGATAAGGCGTGCCGAGCCAGGACCGCGCGATGGTTACGACGTATTGAGGATCTACGGCCTTCAAAGCACCGCGCCCTCATGTCCACCATCCTTGGTGGCGTAGCGGAGAACCGCGTCCTGGCCGGGGATGTGCGGGAAGCCACGAAAGTTGACGGTATTGGCGAACTTCACCCCGCAGGTCTCCAGGCGCTTGTCGCACCCCGCGCGGACAATGAAGGCGTCACTTTCGGCGATGGATCGTACCGGAGATTCGAGCAGTGTCAGCACCGCGATGCCGTCAGTCACGTCATGCGCGATGATCTCGGCGCGCCGCCCGGCATTGGTCCCGCTGGTCCATTCGACGGTACCGAAGGTGAACCAGCCGGAGGAGAAGCCGCCGAGACCCGAGGCGGTGAACGCCCGATCCCGCAGAAGGTCGAGCACGGTGCCCGAACCTTTGAATGCCGGGTCCTCCAGATTGACGCCGCAGCGCGTATCCCCGAGCCTGGCGTCGCAGGTCGCCTGAAAAGTTCGCCCGACCGTTTGGCCCAGCACATGCGCGAGGCTGCGGACTTCGGCAACAAAGGCCAGCCGTCCGCGCCGGATTTGGCCGATAGCACCCCGGCGCATCAGCACGCGCTGACCGGTGTCCGCCCAGTTCACGCGCCAGACCTCGACCTCGGCGTTGTCCCAGCGCCCGTCGAGAATGTCGGTCTCGGTGATGCGGTCGGAGGTCAGCACGCCCTCTGCGTCCTGCGCATCGACCGATAGGTCAGACCCCGATCGCACCTCGGAGGCCGTCAGCCCGCTTTCCGGCTCGAAATCGGTGCCGTCGAAGCTGAGCGTACGGTCGTGGTCGGTGAAGCCGAAGGTCACACCATCCGCGCGAAGGATACGCCAACACCAGGCGAGCGTTGTTGTCCCGTCGTCCAGATGCGCCTGCAAGTCGGGGGTGATGTTTTTCATCGGCGGAGTTCCAGAAGTGGGATGGTTGTGATCGAGCCCAGCCGCTCGAGATCAAGCGTCACGTCGAGGGCGTCAGTGTCGAAGCGGACGGGCACGTCGAATTCGAAGCCCGCGGTGATCGATACGCCGGAGCCTGGCGCGGTACCGAAGGTGACGAGGCCGGTCGTGGTGACGACAGACCAGCCGGACGGCTGCTCAACGCCGTCGAGGGATATCCTGACACTGCCCGCCACTGGCTTGGCGATTGTCCGTGTCCAGGACTGCGCCCCGGAGGTATAGCGCTTCACCAGCTGGAACGCTGTTGTCGTGCCGTCGCCGGTCCCGATCGCCTGATCCGTGGGCGATGGCGTTCCCGAGGGCAGACAGGACTTATGGTCGCCCCAGTCCTTGAACCTAAAGCCATGGAGGCGACCGTTGCGCGCCTCAAAGAAAGCCACCACCGCCGCCAGATCGTCGGCGCGGCGGATGCCGTAGGCGACGTCGTAGCGGCGGCGCGAGTTCGCCCAGCTGGCGTTGCGTTCCTCGTCGCCGGAGGCCAGTTCGACGATCTGCGTGCGCCGTTCCGGCCCGCCGCGCGCGCCCCGGCTGATGTTGTCGGGAAACCGGACCTCGTGAAACGCCATCACATGCCCCTCCGCCCGAGCGACACCGCACGAGCGATGTCGGCCGCGACCTGCGTGCGGGACTGGCGGAAGCTCTCGGCGTCACGCGCCATGATGGTGACGTTGACCCCACCGCCGCTGTAGCTCTGTGCCTCGCGCCGCGACAGCACCCGCTCGCCCCGCTGCAGGATTGCAGGCACCTCGTCGTGGCGGAGCCCTGCAACGCCGCCGGAGTGC